TCCGAGATTGATATGCTGAAGAAGGCAGGTACCACGACTAGGTAGATACACCTCCAGACAAACGTTACCAAGGATACGATTGCCTTCAGCGTCATAACGGATCTTGTTTAGCCAGATGTCACCCTTTTTGATACCACCAATCGTGGCATCAATCAGTTCATCAGAGGCATACTTGAGAAAGTTCGCATCAACATTCAAGCATCGCTTAACCCAAGCGAGGTCGGCTCGGGAAGCAGTAACAAATTCAATGGCATCAGGATGGGTATAGTCTAGGTGACAGACTACTGCCCCGTTCTTGTAGATACCACCTCGGCGGAGGGTTTCATTCAGCGCCGAATAGATTCGGGCAAAGGAGACAGGGCCGGATGCTGTAAGACCCTTTCCATTCTCTGCCCCTCTAGGACGAAGCTTAGTGAGATGAACAGCAACGCCAGCTCCGTTACGAAGAGCGTGCGAAACAAAGCGCCATGAGGCTTCAATGCCTTCAGGCCCCTCCATCGTGTCATCCACTTGGAAGACCGTACAGCTGACCGGTAGGCGAGATTCGGGGTTGTCAATCCAGTTTTGAACACGGCCAGTTCGTGCAATCTTTTGAGTGGACATTGGTTTAGAGGAGGTCGTCAAGAACAGGGGGTTGGTAGTTAGGGCCTTTGAGAACTTTACCGTCTGGGCGGCGGAGAGGTTTCCCATCGACAAGTTTGCTCATGTTGGATTCAAAGACACGGTTCATCGCCATGTCCAGGTTCCAGCCACGAGCAGCCGCATATTGGTAGCAGACAAACACCAGATCAGCCAATTCCTTGAGCTGCTCGATTCGGTTTTCTTCTACTTGATCTAGAGTGGTGAACTCAGAATCAAACGCATTACAGAACTCAATGTATTCCTCAGTAATAAGGTTTGCTTGTAGTTCGTGAACGTTCTCATCAGTGGTGTTGATAGGTTGTTCCATCGCCTCGCGGAAGGTGATGGCCTGTTGGAGCAGCGATGACATGGAATCAGCGATTACGGGATTCGGAAATAGCCTTGATCTTACGCTCGACGTAAGCCTTTACCTTGAGCCAATCATCCATTTCGGTTTCATGGTCTTTGTGTCCAGCACGACAAACGTACTTTACCACATTACCGGAAAGGTAGTCAAGCTTTTGATCAACGATAAAATCCCAAACCTCAATCTTTCCTCTCTGGTAGTGAGTCGGACTGTACTTGGTCACGGAATAACTCTGCGTAGTCGGGGTTGTCAATAATACTTTTGAGTCTACGGTTTGCCAGAAATCGTCCCAGGGCATCATTTCTGAATGATCGTCTATCGAGCCACAGTTGCGTTCCAAGAACGATTTGATGTCTTCGTAATTGAAACCAGACTGGTATGGCACGGAGGATGATGTCGATGAGGTGGAATACGTTGCGGTCCAAGACATAAACAATAGCCAGAACTAAGCTGATGTCAAGTCCAAGGAGGATTGGGGTGGGTTCCATAGAATAGGCTCCTTTGTGGTAGAGTTATACTCACCAGGCCGGAGAATCCGTGCGAGACGAGCGTTGCGGATAGCATCATCAAGCGTTAAGCCTGACATCTCATAGGAGGTCAATATAGCCTGCCATGGATCCTCAAACTTAGCGAGTATCTTTTGAGCGCCTTTGGCACCAATGCCGGGCACTCCTTTGTAACCATCCACTGGGTCGCCCGTAAGGCATTGCGTCCAAAACCAGTAGTCGGCTTCTTCAGGTGTAATAAACTTCAGCTCATCTCCATTAAAGAGATTACAGCTGATCTGTTTCATGTCCTTGTCAGGAGAAATAAGAATAAAATCGCTAGGATCGAGATGACATTCCAGACCCAGTGCATCGTCCGCTTCGAGGTTTTCATAGCGAATTGTTTTGAAGTGTGATTTGCACCACTCCAACAACCGCTTATACCCTACCGGCTTTCGTTTGGTGCGTTTACCCTTGTAGTCTGAGTCGATCAGTTTACGGAAGTTCTTACTGTCAGAGAAGTACAGCAGTACTCGTTCCGTATCAAACCTTGTTTGGAGATTCTTAATCTCGGTATTGAATGCCCTAATAACCTCTTTGAAGTTACTGGCAATCGTAATCAAATCATCACCCCAGTCAAGTTCAACTTCATTTACCTGACAACAACGGTAGGCAAAGAAGTCGGCATCAATCCGAAGTTCAGGTTCAATGGCAGTCCGCCCAGGTGCTTCCCTCTTTCGCTTCTGAGGCGAGGGGGACGCGGAGGTTATAGTATTCCCCCGCTTGGACGATTGACCATTCAAGTTGGAACTTGGCGTCATTTACTAGGTGCGGTTTAACAGCGAGTTGAATCTCGTCATGGATCCATCCGAGCCATTGGTAATCAATGCCCCAGTTCCATCCGAGTTTTTGGGTTTGATCAAAGGCGATTACATTCCACCGCTTACAAACTATCGCACCTGCTGATTGCAAGAGGTAGTTAAGGGCAGCGTGTTTCTTTCCTTGTAGTTTAATTGGACGGCCATCAAGACCAACCAATACATCAGAAGCAGATTGAGTGGCCACGTTCTTAAGCAAGTCATCAAGACCGGGAATTGCCTTGAGGAACTTTGCTCGTATTTTTTTACCAAGAACCTTTGCTTCCTCATCACCCAATGACTTATCGAGCGAGGTGCCGATCTTCTTGTCAGAAGCGCCATAGATGAATGCGTAGGTTAGGGTCTTGACTTCCTTGCGAGAACAACCAACACGATCTGCATTCTGTTGGTGGATGTCTCCGTTGACTACAACGTCAGCGAAAGCACCGCCATCAAACTCAGCGAGATAGTGGCCAAGCATACGAAGCTCCAAGCCGGAAGCATCAGCACCAACCTGACGCATACCATGGCCAGGACCAAATAGTTCACGACAACGAGGATCTGAACTCGTCTGCCCAAGATTTGGTCGGCTGTGCGCGTTGCGCCCGGTGTTGGTAGCAAGTTGGCAAACGTGGTGGATACGCCCCTCAGGGGTGACTGTTTTGAGCCATGCTGCGTTTCCATCACTGAGTTGTCCAAGGGCTTTTTGAAGCTCAAGGATACGTCCGAAGGTGTTGGCTTCGTCAGTGTTGATTGATTGGAGAACTCCTTCATCAATCTTTGGTGCTCCAGTATCAGTGAATTGCTCAGGTTTCCAACCTCTCCAAGTAGCAAATGCCCAGGCGATGTGTTGCCTGCTGGTTGGGTTGAACTCCTTAAGCTTGGTAAACTCAGCGCCCTCAAAGTATCCTTTGGTGCTGTTATTCCTCTTGGGAATCATGGTTCCGCCATCAACATACGGGAAGGTTTCTCGCATGTGATCGGCAAGTTGATCCATCTCTGTTCGGAGAGTGGACTCTAACTTCTGGGCTTTAATAACATCAAAAGGCCAACCGGTTGTCTCTTGAAGTGCCATGATCTTTGCCAGGTCATGTTCTAACCAGACAGCATCAAGGTACTTCTTCATGTTATTGCGGAAGACCTTGTTGAACAGGGTCTCACAAACGTGAACGTCCTGTTCGCAGTAGTCCTCCATCTCCTGTGACCACTCAGACCAGTCGGTAGTCTTACCAAACTCACCCTTGTAATCACCCAGGCGGTAACCCCAGGCTTCCAACGAGTGGCGGCCATAGAGCTTGCCTGGCATTCCAATCGGCTTCCTTCGATAGTCAATCGACAGAATGTCCGGTTGGAATAAGCGACTCAAAATAAGTGTGTCGCATAGTTTCCCTCGTGGTTCAAAGAATGGATAGATTCCTTGAATCACAGGAACGTCGAAGCCAACAATGTTGTGCCCGATAAGGACATCAGCTTCGGCAAGGATGTTGATTCCTGTGGTGATAGACTCGTGAGTGCCAACATCATTGTATCGGAGGACTTCTCCGGTTTCGATGTTTTTCGTCACGAGGCAGTGGATACAGCTTAAACCCTGTCTAGGTAAGCCGTTTGTTTCAACGTCAAAGACGAGTTTCATAGGCCCCAGTATCCGGGTTCTTCAGTGTCGAGGGTACGTTGCGTAATAGGATCTGGTCGCCCACATTCCTCACAGAAGTAACCACTCGGTTCCATCTCCGAGAAAAAGAAAGCGTCAGAACCGCAGGCACAAATAACACGGTTAGAAATCTCCGTAGTCGTTTGATCCAGTTGATGCTTTGGAGTCATTGAACTCAGCAGTAAGGTCTTCGGTCATGCGTCCAGTGGTGGAATCATAAACAATGGTACCAGCCTTTCCAGTCTGGCCATTGAAACGGTTCTTGAGTACACGGATGTTAGCAAAATTGTTACCTGACGATAGGTTACGTTCAAGAGCAATAACCATGTCAGATAGCTGTACGATGCTATGTGAGCCGCGTAACTGCCCCAGGCTAACCTGTTGGCCGTCTTCGTGTCCCTTGTCCCCTTGGGGACGCTTGAGGTGGCTGATGAGGATCATTCCAACACCAGTTTCCTCAACAAAGGATCGAA